CCATTTATCATCGTATTCCGACCCCGATTTTCTTTTCTGGTCTTTGTATCCAAAATAAAAATTGATAGTCCCCTCCATCTCGTCGCCTTTCAAACTGAATGTTTTTGAGCTCCCCGACGGTTCGACGGCCCCGGTTAGTATTCCGCCTTGATCGTAATAAAGCCCGACGGACGGCCCGGTTGTGACTGGCAATAAATCGGCCGTCACGAGTTTGACGGCGTCATAAACTTGATTTGAGCTCGTGTATCCGGGAGGGTTCAAATCAACAACGGCGTAATTCCCATTAAAATTTGGTTGCTCTGTCATGCCAGAAATCGAGACGAGCTCCCCTTGCCCGAGGCCCATTTCTCTGACGGTTCCGATAATGATCAGATTTGACGGTTCGTTTTCGTTCCAAATTGCCGACCTGATCCCTTGCGTCGTGAAAGTCGGGGCTGTCGAGCTCGAGATTGAGCCTTTCCATAAACTCTCTTCCCCGGGGTTTGCCCATACTCCAGTTACTTGATCGACCGGGCCCATGCATATCCCGTAATCGTATGTGACGTAATACTTGTATCCGGTAGTCACGTCGTCCGAAAACCATCCGCCGTCTTCTACTTGTTCGTCAGATATGAAAGTATTTTTGTCCATTCTGAGCACGTTTCCCGGTAGCCTCACGGTGCCCCAAATTACGGGCACGACTCGAGCTTCGGTTGTTGTCGCTGTGTCGAGCTCGTCTGGCCTGACGTCGTCCTGCTTTGCGCTGCCGCCAAAAAGCATTTCGGAAATTGCCCATGCCCCGAGCCCGATCCCGATTGCAATAGCCGCCGACGCACCAAAAAACGCGGCCCCTCCCCAAGCTAATGCCCCGATCAGAATCGGGATAAACGCGAGGTGTTCGAACATGAGGGAATATTCCATTATTTATGTATTACAATTTTTTAAAGATTAAGAAACGGATCCCCGCTGCCGCCCTCTGGGACGAGGGCGTTGAGAATGCTAGTGATATTGCCCGTTTTATTCGTACCCGCTTTTAATCCGTGTATGTGAGAGTTGCGGTTCGGGATATACGGGAAACCTCCAAAGTTCGCGGCGTTTGCAAACTTTTCGTGACAAGCGGTTTTTGTCCTCGCGCACCCCGGCAAAATTCTCACGCCGTCGCCGTCTTGTATCTCCGGAAGCCAATTGTTTGTTATGAATTGCAAATTTGTCCCCCCGTCTGTGATTTCGGCTTTGACGACTGTCACTTGCACCCCCGTCGAGTCTTGTTTGATCGTCCCGTTTACATAGTATTCAATATCTGGCCCGTTCACTCCTATGACTTTGATCTTTCTTTGCTGCCGATCGATCGTGATGACTGACGTATCCCAAGCTAAAAGTTCGGGATCGACCCCGCACCCTTCCCCATACAAAACATGATTGCATGATCTTGTAAACCAAATCCGGGGGACGCTGAAATTCTTTGCATAAGCCTCTGGGATAACTGTCGCCGTTGCATAGTTGTCGTCGAATGACATATTTGTGATGACGCCCTCCGTGATCACTTTCGTCTCGACTCCCCATTCGAGTTCCGAGGGTTGGATCGAGTAAGTGCTGAGTCTTATGATTTTGACCCGGATCTCTGCCGTGATACTGCTCAGGAAAATCTTGCCGAGATTCTGGTTGTTTTTCGGGAGGATCAAACTCGTCCCGTTGTTTTCAAACTCTTGACTCCGTCGATTGCCCCCGTGAGCGATTGGGATTGACGTGAAAAGCTGTGTTGACGACCCCCCGGGGGCCTGATCCGAGCCGGGGATATTTGTCAGGGTGATGTCGAAATCCGCCCCCGTGTAAAAAACACGCGAGCCCTTCGACTCGTCCGTGATGATATAGCAATATCTCGCCGAGGTTGTCGGAGAGGTATTGTAAGCGAGACTTAGTTCGTCGGCCATGAGATCAATCTGCTAATATACGGCCCCATGACCATCTGAATCTGATTTGCAAAGTGTGAGTATCTAGTTTTTTTTGCGGCTCATAAAAATACATTGAATACATGTGTTTTTTATTTGGTATCGCCCCGCTGTATGCAGGGGCGAGCCATATTTGCTTGATGTCGTCTTTGTTCCAATCGAGCACGCCGCAATCGACTGTTTTCGTTCTCGTGAATGTCGCCGGGTCGTATGACTCTGTTGTCAAAACTTCGTTTGTTCCAAATCGGCCCCCGATGTCTGATGTCTCGAGCATGATCCCGTAGTTTGTCCCCGGGCCTGTTGAGACTAATGCCGCAAAAACTGCGGTGCTCGAGGGCTCGAGGCCCCCGCTCGACCCGATCTCGACCGATACTGGATCCCCGTTCGGGTCTTCGTTTGGGGGATATGTTGCAAAAACAGATTTGCAAATTGTTTCACAAAGCCCGCTGTTTGTCACTACGCCCCCGGCCCCGGCGTCGGGGATCCCCGAGGTGACTGAGATCGTGACGGTATTGACTCCGACGGCTGTGACCGCGTGCTCGCCATTCCACCATGTACCCGGATCCGCCTCTCGAACGGATCCCCCGGTTCCCGCTCCGGGGTTGACTGCGCTCAAAACCTCGAATGTTGTTGCCGTTGGTGTCGCGTCGATCGTCCAAGTGCCGTTGTATGCTGACGGGGTGACTCCCTCGATGACAATGCTCGCCCCGACGCTCAGGTTGTGAGTTGCGCTTGTTGTCCCTGTGAACTCTGTTGCTGTGCTCGACATTGAGCTGAGAGCAATCTCAGGCCGTCTTGCGTTCTCGATGATAATGTTGCCCCCGACTTGGTAGTGATGATCGTCGCCGGGATCCGGGGCCATTGTGACAAGTGCGAGATCGCCCGTTTGATCGACGATGCTTGTGATCGGATACTCCACGGGCCATCCCGTGATTTGAGGATCGACGTTTGATTTGATCGAATAGTCATACGTTGCTTTGACAATATATGTAACTCCGAGCGTTTGCCCGGGCCCAAGAGGCACGGGGTCGTCGAGTAAGATCCGAGCAAAAATATCGTTGGTTGTGCCCCTTGCTGTCGCTAGTTCCGTGATCGTGTTGTTTTCGACGTCGCCCGAGGCGAATAAATAAGACTCGTAAAATGTATGCGACGGCGTCAATACCGGGGCTGTGTCCCATACGGTTTTTCTGACGTCGTTGAGTCGCGTGTTGGTGAATGCAATTTTATTGTCTAAAACGAGCCTATCGGTGTCGTAAATCTTGGCTGTCTCGCCTGTCACGGTTTGCGACGTGCTCACGGTGATCGACGTCCCGGTGTCGACGCTGATGATCTTGCCTTGTTTGCCGTTTTCGAAGCCGATCGTGTCCCCGATCATGCCCCCGGTGAAAATGTCCGTTCCGCTTGCTCGAGTGACTGTTGTCCCTGTCTGGTCAAATGTTGACGCTGAGAAGTCGACGCTATTCGCTGAGTTTCCAGTCCCGGCCCAACAATACGACCAATTTGTATATGATAGGTAAGCCCCCAGATTTTCCATTCCCTCGTCAAGAATGAGGTTTTTTTGCTCACGCTCAGGGCCCTGTGTTGTCCCGTCTTCGTTGAAGACTTGATATTTAAAAGTCCCCTCGAATGTTGTATGCGTTGCTGGTTTTAATTCTTTGTCTTTATTCGATTTCATACGTCCCGTTTTCTACTTGTGAATTTGCTGTGAAAGTTCCCGCCTCAGTTTGATCAGGTACGATTGGTTTTGCAAAGAAATATTCTCCCCCGGGCTCAAACTCGAGGGCCGCTGAGACGTCGCCCCCGGTAATCGTTGTATATTCCCATCCCGCATTTTGATATTGTCCGTTCACCGAGGCGACGCTCCCGGTAATATCAAACGCGGGCCTTTCGTCGCCTGTCGTGTAAAACAACGATCTTCGATATTCTCCGCCGCCCGCGCCTCCGTTCGCCTCAATATTGCCCGTGAATACAAAGTCTTGCTCTTCGCCCGTCGCCAAAAATAGAGACTTGGTAAGTGCCCCGCCGTCGACGCCAAGAATACCGCTCATTTTCTCCGTCCATATCGGAATAACTGGGTCAACCTGAGCGACCCATGTCGCGTAATTGTGAGTGACGTCGATCCCTTGTATGAGTAGCTCGCCGCCGCTTGCCTCAATGCCGATCAAATAAAGCGGATTTACTGGCGAGTTTGCGAGCACGTATTCCGTCGAATACCCGCCATTCAAGAAACGACAAAAGAGCTTTGATTCGCCTTGCTTGAGATAAACGACAACGACGTCGGAGTTGCCCGGGGTGAGGGTTGCGTCGACGGCCCATGTATTTATCATTTGAGGGGAAAAACCTTCGAAAACCGCGGGCCCGCCTCCGAAATATCGTATCTCGATCTCCCCGCTAGTGAGCCCGACCGCGATTTGCTCACGCCCGCCGAGATCAAAACAACCTGATATGTGACCTCCCTCCGGGGCCGTTAAATAGTAATCGCTTAAAAATGGGGCTTCGCCTTCGGCTTGTAATTCGACCCCGACGTTGTCAATGATCTCAAACGACCATTCCAATTGATGAGGGAATGTTTGCGTTTGCGCGTATGCTTCCGGGCCCAAGAGCTCCGCTTTCTTAAAAGTCAATCCGATCCCGGGAGGTATCGGGGTTTGCCTGACTTCGATCAGGGGCGGGTATGAGTTGATGTCGCCGCCCCCTTCGATCGGCTTTGTCGCGTTGGTTGGTAAGGTATGGATTGCCTCTTCGACTTGCAATTGCATAGTGCAAGCGTCGGGGCTGAGATAAACAATGTTTGCCTCGTCTTGTACTTGCTTCGCGAAAATGCAAAAACCGCAAAAGATCCCGACGTTGAGGTCGAAAGGCGTCGGGAGTTCCATCGTCAACAATACCGTGCCGTTTTGCACGTCTTGAGCTGAGAGGATCCTCGTGACGTGGATTTGCCTGTCTCTGTTGTAAAACCAAGCAATCGTGCCGAATTTGTCGAGCTTGCTCGGGTCGAGCTCTGCAATGTAATCGCCCCCGACTGTGACGACCACGCTCGACGAGTTCGCCGGGGATAAACTGACAACGCGGAAATCCTGCGACCAGCTCGGAATGTAAAAAGGATTTGCTCGCCCGCTGTTTTGGATCAAAAAGTCTCTCAATGTCCTCACGTCGAGGATGTTGTTTGCGACCCATGTTGCGCTGAGGTTTCGAACGCCCCGACCATCCCAAAGCCCGTATCTTTTCGCGTTGGCGAGTTGAATGTCTCGACGCTCTTCCCGATAACTCGAAACTGGCGGAGATGTGAAATCCGGGCTCAGGGTAAAAGTTCGGTAAAATTCGATCATAGTTCTGTGAAAGTAACTTTTTCGATTGAGGCCTGTGCTTGTGTATGCATCCGCCCGCTTTCCGCGATCGAGATTGTCCCGACCATTGTCGGGAAAACCCATGCCCCTTGCGGGAAATTGGGCTCGCCGAAATCTTGTAAGAGTATGAGCCTCCGGCGGAAATCCTCGATTGAAATCACGTATCGCCATGACCCGCCCGTGACGGGATCGTAAAGAAAAATTCTTTCCCCGACTTCCATTTCGTCGGTAATCCCGATCGAGAGGTCGATTTGCGTATTGCTGGTTTGCGCGATTCTGAGCGTCACCCCGTGTCCCCACATGGGCACCTTGATTGGCCGATTCGCTTGAGCGACTCGATTGAACGAGAGTTTTTCGTTGTCGGCTTTGCCTTCGGTATTCCTGATATAACTCAAACGATTTCGGCACCTTGCAAAATGTCGGACGGTTTGCACGTATCCCGAGAGCGTTTTTATCGTCGAGTTTCTGTATGTAAACGAGGCCGTGACTCCCGCGGCCCAGTCTGGGAGTATCGCCAACTCTTCGAGAGCGTCTTCTGTGTCTGGGTATGCCATCTTTTAAGACTGTAAAATCCTTTGGAATGCCTTTCGGTTTCGGCTGACGACATTCATGATTAGGTTCGGGTTGTCTGAGATTTCTCTTTGTACCTCTTTAGGATCGATGACGTTGACGATTTTGATCTCGGGCTGTTTTTGATTGTTTGACCTGTTTTGATTGTTGTCGTCGAGACTCATTTCGACGTCTCGCTTTTGTTTGCGACTCAAAACTTGCTCCCCTTTTTCGAGGATCGCTGGCATTTCACTCGAGGCGAGCCCGCCGATATGGTATCTCGGGGCCCCCATGAATGTGGCCGCTGGCACCCCTCGCGTCGAGGTGCCTCCGACTCTCCCGCCTGTGTGTGCTGTCGCGGCTTTTGCCGCCCCCCCGGCTGCGCCCGCCGCTGTGCTTGCTCCGCCTGTGAGGGCTGCAATTGCTTGACGTATTGCGAGCTCGATCAGCAATTGCACGATGATTCGGAGGATCTCTTTGACGATTGCCGCGGCCATTGCTCTGAATGCCTCTTTTGCGTCTTTGGTTCCCGAGATCACGTCGACCAAAGTGTCCGAAAGTGATTGAAGGGCTCCCGCTGCGAGGCCGTCGATTTGCGCTTCGATGTCTCTCCAGTTTGAGAGTAATTGCTCCGTTTGTCCGACTTGCTCTTCGACTGGCTCATTTCCCTTCCCGGCCCCGGCCTTCGCGGCTGTGTCGACTGGGCTCGGGGCCTCGGGCCCTCCGGGGAGGTTAGGTATCCCGGCGACATTTTCCGTCCACTTGTTTTGACTTTCCCATCTTTCGAGCAATAATTTTGTTTGCTCGTCAAATCTTCTTGAGGCGTCGGTTTCCTCGATCGGCCCGGCTTGCCTTTGCCGCTCTTTGAGATTTCGGTTGAAATCCTCGGCAATCGTTGTTTTCGAGATCGCGTCGTGAACAATCTTGTATTTGAGCCTATTCGCGCCCTTTATTATGGCCCCGAGCAAATTTGTCACCCCTGTCGGATTTGTCATTGCGTCGACAAATGCCGCGGCCGCTTTGGCCATGAGTTTGATCGGCTTGAGCACGGCGTCGATCAATGCATTTCCAAATTCGAATGCCGTCGTGACTAGTGCCGGGCCAAGGTGCTGGATCAACGTGTCGGCCGCTGCGACGCCATACGTCGTCATGAAGTATCCGAATCTTTCGGCGGCGACTTCGAGCCCGAGGGCTGTGTATTCGATCAGTCCTGCGATCCCTTCCTCTTTCGCGATTTGATAAAGGGCCTTGATCCCGTCCGCGATCGCCTTGCCGAGCCTCTGGGCGTAGGGCAAAAGGAAATCGATTGCATTTTGCAAGTCGAGCAATAAAGGCTTGAGGGCGTTGTTGATTGGCTTTGCAAACTCCGCGAGTAGGAAATCCCATTTGCCTTTGACCGTCGAGATCATGCCGTTGAATGTCTGAGACGACGCGAGAAGCATGTTTTCGTACTTGCGTAAATCGTCAGTCACGACTTTCCACATTGTCGCCTGATCCGCTCCCGCGGCCGACAAGGCTTTGAGTTGTACCCCTGCATTTTGACTTAAAACGGGGATCTCGATCATGAGCCTCCGCAATGCTTCGCCGTCTGGTTTGCCTAATTTGAGAGATGCATACAATCGGGAAAACGTGCTTGTGACTTCGATGAGCGGTTTGTTTGCGATCTTTGCCGCGGCTCCGATCAGCTTGAGGTTTTCATTGTTGGCGAGATCCTCTTTTCCTGCCGAATAAAGCAATTTGTCGGCCTCGATGACCTCCGTCGGCGAGAATGGGGTTTCGTTGCTGAAATTGACGAGATCCGTCATTCTTTTCTCTGCCTTGCCCATGTCTCCCATCATGAAAGCGAGTTGCAATCTTGCGTCTTCGAGACTTGCCGCGATCGGGGATCCTTTGCTCCAAGCTGAAAAGAGCCCGGCCGCGGCTGCGATTGCTACTGTTGCC